CTAACAGTCATTGAGGCTAACACCAGCCCTGACCATGCCACTGGCTCACAAGCAAACGGCATAGGCGTCTTTCGCCGTCATCGCCCTTGGCTAAACGTCATTGCCATTGCTAGACCTAATTACCCAACACCTGTCAAGCCTTCTGTGCCTACCAAAAACAAGATGCTAGCAACGGGAGTTGCAGGCGCAACTGCCCTTGGTGGTGGTGGAATGGCTTTGAACAATAATCTCAACTCATCTACGCCTAGCGTCAAGGCTCCAACGGTCATCGTAGCCCCGCCATTTCCTGGCACAGCAGCCTTTAAAGTGGGTTATAAGACTGCAGCAGCCCTAATTGTAGAGAGAGCCTTAGCCAATGCAGGATTGCTACCTCAGAATCAAATTTTAGGTACATTAACAGCAGAGGATCTAGCCCTCGTGCCTGTCTATCAGAGCAAATATCCTGGGCTTAAAAAAGAAAAGGGTATTGGCCCATTTACCTACTCGTCTATGACGGCAAAGGCTGGCTCATAATGCCATTTAAGTTTGATATGACAAACCCAAAAACTGCTGTACTTGGCGGTTTGGCTGGGTTGGTTACATGGAAAGCAAGCAATTTTGCCATTGATCCTGTACACTTAGGAATGGTTGCAACTGCTGTTGCTGCTGGTACTGCGACGCCAAAGCCTTATGGCTCACCGTTGCAAGATCCAGAGGCTACACATTCAGCCACTCCATATGTTGACAATGTAGAGGAAGAATAAATGAAAATATCATCACGCGAAAAAGCACTGTTTGAACATTACATTCTTGCAACAATTGCAAGCGGTGTAGCCATTTATCAAACTGGCAATCATCACCTAAAGGCTGTGGCATGGGCTGCTCTTGTTGGAGTAGTTGGTCCACTACTTGCTCGCATCAATCCTAATTCATTAGTGAACAAGGCTTTGCCTGTAGTTCACACACCAATAGTTCCAGCATCTGCGCCAACTACAACTAAGTAAAACTTAATAGCAGTTAAACCGCCCTACCGTTAATTCGGTGGGGCGGTTTTTTTGTTTTCCCAATCTTTATTTACCTGTGTTTTAAGCCTGTGGCAATTGGCGCATAGCGTTTGATAGTTACTTGGATCGTCGTTTTTTTTGTTGCCATCTATATGATCTACGTCTAGTTGAGACGGATGCTGTGGGATAAATCCACAATGTTCACATTTATCTTTTTTGTGCTGACGCCAAGGGCGGCGTGGGTCTAAATATTTTTTTTGCAAAAGGTTGTGGGCAATGTTGCATCGCCAGCCATCTGGTTTTTTCTTTAATTTAACTAATCCGCATTTTGAACATACACCAGTGCGATTGTTCGCGTCAATATCTGATAGACGATGTACGCGAATACCAGTCGGCATGTCCTAATTGTACCATAAAAATGCTTTTCCCGTAGGGCTATCCGCGTTGCCGCCCTATCGTATCGGCGCCCTTTAGGCGCCTTTTACCAACCGCCGTCGCTTCGCTCCGATTATACACACATTCCAAACCAATGGCGCAACTTGACACGCCAGTTGCATGACTTGACACGCCACGCATACCCATCTGCTACCCTTATCTCATGGCAGAAATAACAGTAAAACATAGATCGTTTAGTTCATTCACATCATGGCTACGTTGCGGTAAAGCATGGCAACTAGAACGTGGTATGCAAGCACCTTCAGACCCAGCATGGTGGTTTGTTGGCGGATCTGCGTTTCACGCAGCGGCAGAGCAATATCTGCTACAACTATTTGAAAAAACCAAAGATGATTCTAAGACAGTAGAAATACCATTTTAATGCTTTCTTCTGACCTACGCTCACTTGGACCTATACGCGTATGCGTTTGTGGTTCCCAGTGGTGGAACGTCAAGGTTATGTTTGATGAAGACTATGAAGTGGGTCAGTACTTGACAGAGGCTACTTGCGTAGAGTGTAATAGTCTTGCAACTGTAGTTACAGAATTGGATAAGGAATAACATGGGAAAGAAACGCGCACAAATCATTACCAAGGCTGCCTTTGAGCAGGCTTTTGTTGAGGCTGAAATCCTTATGCGTAAAGCACTTGGCGACATGATTGCTAAGGAAATACTTAACGAGACTAATCCTGCTACGATTGTGGGACTTAAAAAAGCACAGGAAATAGTAGTTGGAAAAGAGATAGAATGAGTTGGGATAAGATTTGGCAGGATGCGTTTATAGCGCAGATTGCCGAACAAGAAACAAAGACTGGTACCAATCCGCAAGATTGGCGCCGCGGTGGACGTGCTTCTAAAGCCAACCCTGACAAGGAAAATGGCGCTTGGTGGGATGTCAATGGCAAGCAGATGTTCTTTAATTTCATCAACGCTTGGACTGAAAGTCAATTTGAAATTTGGGTAACGCCTCAAGGCATACCAGGAATTGAAATTGGTTTTAACCAATTGTTTGGTGAAGTTCCAATCAAAGGTTTTGCCGATGCAATTGTTACCTTACCTAATGGTGAGATAGCAGTGATTGATTTTAAAACAGGTTCATATACTCCTGACTCAGCAATGCAATTGGGTGTGTATGCCTGCATGATGGAAATGACTTTTGGTATCCGTCCGACTCGTGGCTACTTCTACTCTGCTCGTAAGGCAGAGTTTGAAGAAGCCTCTGGGTTGGATCGTTGGACCATACCTGTTTTTACAGAACTGTTTGCCCAGTTTGAGAGGGGCTTACAGGCAGAAATTTTTTTGCCAAATATTGGCATGGCATGTGGCACTTGCGGCGTAAAAGATTACTGTTACGCAGTAGGTGGACAATTAGCCCAGATTTACGACCCACTAGCAAACGCAAAGAAAGAAGGAAAGAAAAATGGCAGCAGCCGAAAGCACAAAGTTCCAAGTCAACTTTAAGTTGCACGACGGAACATTAATCAACATCTACGCACAAGATCAAAAGGAATTGGAAGCGTCATTGACGACTATCCAAGATACTGCAACTCTTATTGGAGCAACTGCTGGTTCACTAGGTGGCGGTAACGCCGCTAGTTATGTAGCCCGCTCATTTAACGCAGAAGTTGTAGGTACTGCACCTGCATTTACACCTGCTGTTATTGCCGATGGACATTGTAAGCATGGTGCATTGGTATGGCGTGAGTCAAAGCCAGGCGCACCAAAGGAATGGAAAGGTTGGTTTTGCCCATCACCAAAGGGTACTCCCGACCAATGCGAGCCTAAGTTCGTAAGATAAACTTAGATGCTGTCACTACATCAAGCGGCAGCGAAAAGTACCAATGATTACGCACTACTGCCTGACCTATTCCCACCGCTAGCAGCGGAAGGGATTAGGTTTAGGCGGGGGCAACTAACTATGATTGCTGGCCAACCTAATGCTGGTAAATCTTTATTAGCCCTCTATATGGCAGTGCAGATGAAGGTGCCTACGCTGTATATCTCAGCAGATACAGATGGTTATACCACCGCGATTCGTTCTGCGGCAATGGTAACTGGGCATAGAGTTTCAAGCGTAGAAGAAGCATTTGCTAGTGGAACTGGACAAGATTTTTATGGTTCAGAACTAGAAAGCATTAAGCATTTACAGTTTGATTTTGCTCCATCACCTACACTAGATGAGATTGATTTATCCATACGAGCCTATGCGGAAGCATATGGTGAGTATCCACATATGATTATTGTGGACAACGCGATGAACGTTGTATCCCTACACAATGATGAATGGTCTGGCTTACGCGAAATTGCTAAGGCTATGCACCACATTGCTCGTGAGACGCAAGCAGCAGTAATGCTCTTGCACCATACCACTGAGAATGAGGGACGTCCTGATATTCCACCTGCTCGTAAAGCAATTCAAGGCAAGATTGCACAACTACCTGAAATGATTTTGACAGTGGCACTTGTGCCATTTACTGGTGAGTTTCGTGTTGCCTGTGTAAAGAATCGTTTTGCAAAGAATAGCGCCGACGGCAGTCAATACGTAACTTTATGGTCTGATGCAAGTAGAATGACACTATACCCAGATCGGGCAGCGTTATCTATTGGAACCACATGGAGTAACATTGAGTAAGATCATTGAGTTAAACAAAGATGAGGTACGTGTTTGTACTAATCTTGCAACAGAGCGTTGGCTTACTAAGTTTGGCTCAATTGACAAACCCAATTATGCCGAAGGCAAAGCCGCTGGTCGTTTGGAACATGAGTTGTTAGCCAATGTCAGGGCTAATATTTCTGAATGGGCAGCAGCAAAGGCTTACAATCAAACCTGGTCCGTTCCCTGGTACCCAAATGAATTGCATCCAGAGCGTAAAAACCTTGCTGATGTGGGTAGTAATTATGAGATACGCACCGTCCGTACTCGTGATGCTATTCCTTTTTGGAATAAAGATATAGATAAAGTAATTATCGGCACAAAGATTTTAGATGAAGAATATTATAGTCAGGTAGAAGTTTACGGAAAGTTTAATCCGTTTCAATTTATGAATGATAAATACCGTGATGAAAGCATTGGCGGTTGGCGAGTACCAGTATCGGAGTTGAAGCATGAGTAGTTACGGTAAGCGTAAAGGTTCAGCATTTGAGACTGGAATCTTAAAGTTTCTACGATTAAAAGGTTTGATGGCAGAGCGTTTGCGTCTTGCTGGCAAAGATGATGAGGGTGATATTGTCTGCATGGTTGCGGGTCAGCCTTATATCTTTGAATTAAAAGCAACGGCAAAGATGGATCT